AGTTTTCCTTTCTTGATAAACTTATTATACATCTAGCCACTGACATCAGTAGCGAACACAAGCGTGTTCACTAACTAACTTGGCAAACTCGTCATCAGTAGCAAATTCAATCTCAACGCCACACTCCACGCATTCAGCAACATCAAAAATAATGCTGGTCTGCTCAGTAAATAGTTCTTTCATTTTAGACATAGTGTCCCTTTCTTTTCTTGATAATACTAGTATAGCGTTAGCCACTGACATTTGGAACATTGAAACGCCACTTTTTGCCTTTATAACAATAATGTTATGGAGGTTTTTCGGGAGTGTCGTAAACCTGTTCATAAATGTTATCCACAGAGTTATCCACAGGGGCGGGCAAAAATTTTGGGGTATGTCAAGTTTCAACACACCACAAAATTATTTAGTTTTACTTTTTCCGTGAATGAATTATAAATCCAATTGCTAATGCGAATGCTACAAATACAAACTGAATACCAATCAAGTTCCATTGTCCAGCCTGAACGCTGTTAGAAACTTCATTAGTTATTCTTGACAAGTATGTAAATGAACCTGCGATTATGAAACTGAACATACCTAGAATTAGTGTTGAGATTACCAAAGCAACTTTTACCATTATTTATTCTCCATACCATTTACAATTTTAGCAATCATTGCTTTTTGCTTTTCGTTTAGTTGTCCAAAGCAAAGTCCAAACGCATAAGCAGTTGGATTTAGTGAAGCAAAACCATCTTTAGTTTTTAGTTCTGCCATTAGTTCATCTGTGTTGAAGTCTTTATCTAACATTTATTTCCTATTCTTTTTGAGTAATTCTATTATAAGGGGAGCCACTGACATTTAGCCACAAACACGCTTGGCATTTGGGTATTTGATTAGAAACTCAGCAACATCTACTGAACGCATAGCCTGATTTCTAGTTTCGCCATTAGCGTTAGTGTATTCCATAATTACGAAGTGTTTTGACATTTAATTTCCTTTTCTTTTAACTTACTTCTATTGTATAGGCAACCACTGACATTTGATAGCATTTCAGGCACATTTCTAAAAGAATTAACTAGGTTAATTATGGGAAAATTATTGGCGTGTCGTATTGACTTTTAGAAAATTTTGTGCGGGCACCCTTTCGGGTTTTTGTCAAGTTAGCAATCGCCAAACAATTCGCTTTCAACTGTAGACCAATCGTCTTCATACTCGTTCAACTCTTGGTCTCCCTCGTAGTCATCTGGTTCGTAGTCATCACTATATAGTAGCATTGGTGCCTTTCTTTAGGTTAGTGGAACAGTTGTTTCAACAAGGTTGGCAGGGTATGAGATTAGACACTTCTCACAGGAACGGAACACATTGCCATTAGAGATTACAACAAGGTGAGCAGGGACACACACGGAGCAAAGGAAACAGTTTTTATCTTTCATATTTATAACTTACCATTAGCCACTGACATTGGGGAAAACAAAACACCTTACTTAATTCGAACACCTGTTCGGATTTGCCCGCAAAATTTTTGCGTTAGCAATTTTATTTTTACTAACACAATTATTTTTTTTGCTAATTAGTTTTAGCGTTGCTCAACCCTGTAAGAGTGAGCAAGCAAGGCTCTACTACGCAACACGCAACACATTTTTAGATAACCAAGAAACTTAGTTTCACTTTCCGAAATTCTATCTCCACTTTGGTAAGATGGAATTTCCATTTCACGCAATTCAGCAAGAACAGATTTTACATTAGCGAACTCAGTTGTTCCCCAATTATCCATCTCAACAGAATAACGATAACCATTTTTAGCAACTAGGAAATTATCATTTTCATAGTCAGGGTTTAGATAAACATTAGTTATAGGGTGAATTAGTTTATGAATTGCTGATGACAATTCTCCACGTTCCAACTGACTAGACATTTCAGCATAGAGTTTGCGATAAACGCTAACTGATAGAACGCTAACATTTGCTTTGTAGTTATTTATTTTCATTTATTTCTCATTTCTTTTTTTTGTAGATTATTATTTATTTATTTAGTTTTGGTTTTGCGATTATTTGTTTAGTTTTACAAATAACGCTTGTAGTTCATCAAACTCACTTGGCAACATTGTGTCGCTTTCAGCGATACGCATAAGTTCCTTGTATCTCATTTTCATCTCATAAGTAGTCATTTGGTAGTCCTTTCTTTGACTTACTAATAGCCTATACCATACCACTGACATTGAGAGCATAAAACACGCTAATAATGGGGGTTTTTACGAACATTTATAAATCCGTTATCATTTCGTTATAAAAATTTGCCCGCCCAAAATTTTGGGGTATTAGACCCAAAACTTTTACTAACTTAGTCAGTTCCGTATCTTCGCAAATCTATCCACAAGTCACAAGCGTAACAAGTTTTGATTAGAACTTTGTTAGGAACTATCTCACCAACACCATTAGGGTTAGGATACCTAGCAGGTTGTTTCCAACTTACAGTGGTTGCTTCATTTTCGCAACTTCCGTATTCGCATTTTACAATTTCATTATTCATTATTTCTCATTTCTTTTAGTAGTTATTTATTTATTTAGTTTTTGTTGGCAAGCAACGCCATTAGTTCTAAAAACTCATCAGTAGTTAGTGTTTCATTATCTAACTTCTTGGTTAGTTCTGTTCGTCTCATTAGGTTTTCTACCAAAGCCCTTGTCTTAGCGTGGAACTCTGGATTTACCTGAACCTTTTTATTTAGTCTCATTTATTTCTCATTTCTTTTATCTATTATGATAGTAACAGGTGCCACTGACATTTGTGGGAGGTTTAGGGGTGTTTCTTGGATTTGTTACCATTTTGTTATAAAAATTTTGGCGGGCGTTTTTTGGAGGGTAGCCAGCCCTACAAAAGCCTAAGCCTTACACTTAGTTTCGTGGTAAGCAACTGCCTTAGCAGAACCCCAACGCTTACACTTGGAACACTGTGTATCTCTCACATACACAACAGGAGCAGGAGCAGGGTTTAGGTAACCCATACCCTTACTATCCCAATACACTTCCTTAGCGTATTCTTTATCATCTTCATAGTTATCGTAGTAAGTCATTGCTGACTCCTTTCATTAGTAGTTTTATTTCTTATAGTTATACACTAACACCCACCACTGACATTTAGGGTAGATTTAGGCGTGTTTCTTAGATTTGTTATCATTTCGTTATCAAATTTTGGCGGGCATAAAATTGTAAGCGTGTCAAGTAGCGACACACCTACAACTAAATACTTTGATGATACCTTTTACAACTAAGACTGATGAGATAGTAGAGCAACGCTTACAGGCGAACGCTTGAGAGTATGTTGGTAGTGTAGTCATTGTTATTCTCCTAGTAAATAAATTAGCGGTATTAGAATTAGTATGAATAGAAACGCTTCCATTAGTAGTTATCCAATACAGCGTCAAAGTCTTCTAGGTGTGAACAGGTCTTACCATCTAGGTTTGGCATACCCTGAAAATCTGTAAAGCATACATCATCACCACAGGTCGCAGGTACCCAAGTAGATAAAAACTCTATTGACTTAGTTGAGAATGCCGAACAACCATAACACATAGACACAAAATCTAAGTCTGTCTCCAAGACAAAACCACAAGCAACACAAAACTTTTCGTACATTTATTATTTCCTATTCTTTAGATACTATTACTTTACAGGATACCACTGACATTGGAGCCTAGTGGATTTCTCCATAGGCGTCCCAACAGATTTGGCAACCTGTTTCCTGCTCTTCTTCAATGAAGACCTTTTCTACTACTACATCACAAATCTCGCAAACTTCGAACATTTGTTTCCTTTCTTTCTATACTTATACACTAGCATAGGGGACTGACATTTAGGGGACAAACACGCCAATCTTATACAATGTTATCAATCTGTTATTTTTGGCGGGCACAGCATGAAGGATTTGTCAAGTCCGACACGCCAGAAAGTTTTACTTTCTAATTATCCTAGCGTCCTTGTTCTCAATTAGGAACTTCATTAGGTCTAGGTGATGGATAGCAGACACAACACGCTGACCTGCGAATGTGTATTCTACTAGTGTGTATTTTCTTGCTTCATTCATTTATTTATTTCCTATTCTTTATTTGTTATTACTATTTTACAGGGTACCACTGACATCAAGCGTCAGGGCAACCATAAGCGTTGTGGCAACCAACACAAACATCTTCACCACACTCAACACACCAATCAAACTCAACAACATTACTATCTATTTCACAAAACTTCATTTAGTTTTACCTTTCTTTCTATACTTATACAATAGCACAGGGGTACGACATTGAACAGGTGTGCAGGGGGTGTGTCGCATTACGTTATCAATTTGTTATAAACGCCCTATAAAACAGGTGTGTAGTGCCCCTATTCAATAGGTGTGCAGTGCCCCTATATTAGACGTAGATAGTGGGGTAGATGTGTGCTCACTAATTATCTTATTTTTTATATACGACACCCCTGTATCATACACATTAGCAAAATATTCAGATTTTGTGTAATACAAAATTTTTCAGATTTTGGCGGTATGTGAAGTTAGGGTAGCCTAATGTCTGGGGTAGGCTTAAGCAGTCCGTGTACGATTAGCCAATGGTTAATTAGTTTGTATGACACTCTTGTTTGTTTGGCTATTTCTTTTGATGTCATTTGTGCTGCTATGCATTTTTCGAGGTATTCTTTTGACTCGTAATGCTTAATGTAAGGAATTTTATTTTCCATATCGCTCTCTCTTTCGCTAGAACTCTATTGTAGCATAAATAATGCGAAGCATAAATTTTTCGAGGGTAGACAGAAACTCTGTCCTGATGTTTTATCTCCAAATAGCCCTTATATGACCTGTAGAAGATATGACCGTATAGTTTATACAAAAAGACATCAAAATCGGCTGTAGGGGCATTTAAACCATTATTTGCCCTATTGCAGACATTTTGCATACATGGCATTATGGTGGTTTGGTGTTTCCTATTTCGACCGTTTTTAAAAACTCGAAACACTATAAAATCAGTGTATAATTATTTATATTATGACTATATCGGATTGGGCAGGTTTAATCTTAACCGCATTATCTATCATCGCTATTACCGTTGGCGGAATCAGATGGTACGTTACCGCAGAAATTAAAGTCCTATCAACCGAACTAAAAAACGATTTATCCGAACTTAAGCCTAACGGAGGGTCATCGATGAAAGACCAGGTTAACAGACTAGAAGAAAAGTCTCATAGACTAGAAGATAAAATCGACAACCTTTATAACGTTCTTATTAACGAAGGTGTCAAGACTAACAAAAATAAAAAATCAGAAAACACCGAACTTTGATTATTAATATAATATATATAAACTATAATATATACTAATATATAAATATATAATATATAGCCCTTATCTCTATAGATAAGAGGGTATCACACTTTTTGTGATTTGTCAAATAGAAAACAGAAATCCCTAACAAATGATATAATCTATCATAGAGCCAGTGTCTGATACTCTCTCTCATACCCACTTCAGGCACTGGTTCTTTTATTTATAGTGTATAATGATTGTATGTCTGATTGCTTAATTCCTGATAACTTTGGTGCTGACCCTGCTTTTGTGCAGTGGAAGGTTGTGCGTGGTGATACCGCCCGAATCCGTATTGAATTCTATGAAACAGACGGAGAAACACTTTATAATATCTCTACTTGGACTTTCACAAGTTCTGCGTATGATTTAAAGAATGGTGGTTTTGATACATTAACAGTCACCGCTGGCACTGGGTATGTTGACATTACTGCACCTGCAAGTTTAACAAAGACATGGGGGACAGGTCAAACAACTATAGTTACCGAACTATCATTCGACCTTCAAGTAACCATCAACTCTGAAATATGGACACCAGTTATCGGCAAAATTACCGTTCTTGCTGATGTGAGCATAAACGCATAATGACTGTATATGAATCGCCAGCAATCTTAGGACAAGTAGTTCCAAGTAACACAAATGATGTCATTATTAAAATTATTAATCAGGAACAAATTCCAACGATTAAACTTATTCCTATGCCTGGAGCCAAAGGCGATACAGGTAGCCAAGGAATTCAGGGTATTCAGGGAATACAAGGCATCCAAGGTATTCAAGGACCTCCAGGAGCATTAGCAAACTTAAGCGTTGGAGAAGGACTTAGTTATAACTCTGCAACCAACACTCTTACAATTACTAAGATTGACGGAGGTACTATCTAATGCCTAATATTGTTAAGATTGTTCCTAAAACTATTACCCCAGCAGTTGTGAAGATTGCTGGATTGGTTGGTCCGACTGGACCTACTGGTAGTACAGGGTCTACTGGTCCAGCAGGACCTACTGGAGCCACTGGTGCGACAGGCTCAACAGGTGCTAAGGGGGACAAAGGCGATACAGGTGCACAAGGCATTCAGGGAATCCAAGGCATTCAGGGTATTCAGGGGGAGACTGGTCCAGCAGGAACTTCAGGTTTAGAGACTTGGACAAGATACTCTCCAACCTTTGCTGCTACAGGATTAACTTTTACTGGAACAGGTGCTACATACCCAACATACAATTCCTACTATGTTAAGTCAGGAAGATTAGTTAGTTTCGTTATTCAGGTTGATTGCACCACCGTCACAAACTTTGGCACTGGTCAATATAAAGTTCAACTACCTTTTACCCCAGCGGTTGGCTTTAACCACTTTAGTGGATGGGCTTGGGCTGACCCAGATATTGACCCAGACACTGGAACTGGGCACACCATTATAAACGCAGATACCTCTGGCATAACAGATGTTTTAGATTTGCATTATCTTAAATCAGCAGGTGGTGCCAACTCTCCAATTAGAGAGGGTCTATTTAAACAAGGTACTCCAGTTACGCTAACAACTGTTAGCAAGATATATGTTAACGGAACGTACATCGCAGCCTCTTAGTGCTATAATAGATATCGAACAAAGGATTTAGGTATGAAAATTGCGGTATACACAATTGCCCTTAACGAAGAAAAATTCGTAGAACGATGGTACGAATCTGCCAAAGACGCAGACTACCTTTTGATTGCAGACACAGGCTCTACGGATAACACTAAGCGTATTGCTAAGAAACTGGGCATCAAAGTAGTTGATATCTCTATTAAACCTTGGCGTTTTGATGATGCTCGTAATGCTGCTCTTGCCTTACTACCAGACGATATCGACTATTGTGTATCTATGGATATGGATGAAACTCTTTCTGATGGATGGCGTGAACGACTTGAAACAATGACAGCAGACCAAATCGAATATAGATTTAATTTAACATACAAAGATGAGTCAGAAAAGGTTCCAGATGAAACTTTTATAAACAATAGAATTCATAAAAGAAATGGATTTAGATGGAAGTATTTGATGCACGAAGCAATTGTGCCAGACAGAGTAGAGACAACAAGAGAATTTTGCGAAGGGCTTGAGATTTCCCACCACCCCGACATAGAAAAATCTCGTAGTCAGTATAACCAGATGATAGAAGATGCTTATAATGAATATAAAAACCCTAGATACACTATTTATCAAACACTTCAGTTACTTAAACTTGCTAGAATTGATGAAGCAAAAAAAATGCTAAAAATATTAATAAAGAACAAGGATTCATCAAAAATTGACGTTTCTTTGGCATACACAATTTTGGGAACACTTAATTCAAAACTAAGTATTTTATATTTTTTAAAGTCACTCTCTATTTATCCAACAAGAGAAAATTATACTCAACTTGCTATTTACTATTATAGAAAAGAAAAATGGTTTAGGACTTATTATTTTGGCAAAAAAGCAGATTCTATAAAAATAAAAACAGATAGTATTTTAAAAATTCATAGTGTTTGGGGCTTTTTGCCTTTCAATATAATGTCAGCAGGAAAGCACAACATGAAACTATTTAAATGGTCTAGGTCATACAAACTAAATAAAAAAGAGATAAACCTAGCCTCCTACATATCTCACAAGTTTAAACTATTTAATGACTAGGCTGTGCTATAATTAGGGTATGACTACTACCGTTGGAGGCTCTACGCCCTATCAATTAACTGTTCCAGAACTTACTGAAACAGCAGATATACAGGTAGCCTTAAAATTACTAAGTTATGGTATTTCTGGCGACCCTGCAAATGATGCAGCAATTACTTCAAATTCTTTGATAGGCTATCTTAAGACTGGTCTTGCACTTAAATCAAATATTGCATCTCCAACATTTACTGGAACAGTAACTCTTCCAACTGGAACGTCTTCAGTTGTACCGCTAAAGTTTGCATCATCTAATACTCTAAAATCGTCTCCACAGATTGGTGCAGTAGAATATGATGGAAGCAGACTTTATATCACAAAGTCTGACTCTGTAAGAAAAACTATTGCACATACAGATGAGATTGGAAATATTGCTTTGCATTCTGGAACTGTTGCAAACTCTGCTTCTCCATCTACAGTAACCTTGGTTTCTGGTCGTGACTTTTCAGACTATAGCAAAATACAGATAGTCTTTTCTGCAATTGGAATTTCTCGTGCACCAACTGGAAGATTCCTTTTGAGGTTAAACGGTATTTCAGCAGGAGCATACAGAATGTCTTATAGCAATTTTGCTGCAACGACACCAACTCAGGCAAGCACACTTACAGAAACTGGATATCTTATTGCTAATAGTGCAACTGTTTCAAGTGTTGCTACAGGCTCTCAAATACTTGTGGATATCATTAATCCTGGAAACAATCTTACTACAAAACACCTTTCTTGGCAAAATTCAAATGGATTTGGATTTGGAACAAACAACTCAATAACTGACCCAATAGGTTCTATATCTATAGCAACATCTGGAAACACTCCAGATTTTGCTTGGGCAATCTATGGAATTAAATAATAACTAGTTTGTTTCTACAACTCTTACAAATCTTATTTGACTATTCTTGTATTCCGCCAAAGATTGGATGATTGTAGTTTTAGCCTGTGAGTGTGCATTAACAATCTTGTTCTTGCCAATGTAAATACCAGAATGGTAAAAGTTTGTAGAACCACGATAAGCCATAACCACAATGTCTCCTAATTTTGGAACAGAAACTCTTTTACCGATATGTGCTTGTTTGTTAGCAGAATGAGGGATATCCAAACCAAACTGTTTGTATGTCCACCTAACCATTCCAGAACAGTCCCATCCGTAAGGGGTAGAACCAGAAAAAACATAAGAAGTTTTATTTACACGTCTCATTAGTTTTACAACAGTGT